AATAGACGTAAGTATTAAAAAAGCTTATTATAGATAAAGTAGGAATATGGCAAGGAATTACCGAAAAGAATACGACAATTATCATTCCTCTTCTAAACAAAAAAAACGTCGTGCAGGTCGAAATACAGCACGCCGTAAAAGTGGTTTAAAAGTAGGAGATAAGAGAGATGTTCATCACAAGGATGGTAATCCTACAAACAATAGTCCCGGTAATACAGTTATACGGTCACAAAGTAGTAACCGCTCGTTTAAAAGAAACAAAAATGCAGGCAAAGCTTGAAGCACTTGAAGAAAGAGTAGCGTATTACAGAAAAGGATATAGGATATTGTTAGCTTACTTAATTTTTGATGTTATATTTAAGTTTTTTGTTTACCCTGGTTCTTTGTTTGGTGGGTAACAAATCTAATTAATTTTTTTATTGGTGTTTCTGTTTTTCCCTCTAGTTTAATTTCCTCTATATAGGAGGCTACATCTATTGTATCTACAAAAATTTTACGTCCTATTTTATAATAAGGAAGTATTAATCGTTTGTGATAAATCATTGAATAGATAACTTTATCTGTACTGTGTAGGAAATCAGCAATAGCTTTTATGTCCATTACAGGACCATAGCGCTCAAGTAATAATTTTTTCATACTTTAAATTGAGCTCCTCTTTTTCTTTTTAATTTTTTCTTTGGAAGAGTTTCTTTTTTTGTAGGAATAGAAAATACATATGTTCCTCTCATATAGTTTTTCATAAAAGCTTCAGCGTGCTTTTCAAGGGATGTTTTTTTCATTGCAGTGCACTTCCTCGTGCTCTTTAAAACGTTTTTCATACCACTCTGCTTTGTCTATATCTTGCATGCCATCCTTGTATTGATAACGCCAACGATATTTTAAGCTAGTACCACGTAAGTATCCTCTGAATTCTTCGGGTGAGAGCATTGCACGTATTGCATCAATACATTCAATGTCTCCTTGATTATAATGTGGAGGGTGGTTAACCATATCGGGTTGTTCGTGGTCTTTTCCAAATTGATCTTTTATATTCATAACTTCTCCTAAAGATATTTTAATTGGCTTCCTGTTATCCAACGCCCATGGCAGTTACATTTAAAAGGATGAGATAATTCTTTTTCTGTAGTTTCATAATCAAAGGTAATTTCTTCTCCTTTTTTTATATTTTTTTTTGCTATTAAAAAAGCTGATTCTTCTCCTTTTAGTAATAAGACTTCTGCATTAGGATCACAATGATGATTTATAAAACCTCCTTTAGGGTGTTCAAGATGTTTATTTTTTATTTGAATAGAGGTTCTAGTTGGATTAGACAATTTGTCACCACTTAATAAAAGAATTACATTTTTTTCTTTAATCTTTTTTGTAGCAAAAAGACCTTTGGAGATCATCTCCAAACCCCCTACATTTTTTTCTATAATTTTAATTTCAGTTTTTGGCATTGTTTAAACAAATAGAAGTTAAAATTTCAGTGAATTGCTGTACGGTAACAGCAAACTCTTCAAATTCTTGTACTGTAAACTCACTCGTCGTAAAGTTATTAGTGAATAGAACTTTTTCTTCGACCGCGAAAGCTGTATATACAGAGAGCCCGAAGGAAGATTGTTTATCTAACCAGGCTTGTTGTTGTTTAGTAAGTTTAAACTTGAGTAAAGTTGTACATTTTTTAGGTAGTTTTGGAATGTATTTATACTCTACAAAACAAAAGCCGCCTGGACCACTGTAGAACGTGTCAGGGATACCTCCATGATACCGGTCATTAATTTTCCACCGATAAATTTTTGGATTTAACCTTTTATGTATTTTGGAAATGAATTCCGTTTCGTTCATAAAGTGTTTTTTCAAAAAAAGTTTTTTTTAATTTACCCGAAAAAAATACACATTTTTTTTCAAGGAAAAATACTATGCAATATCATAATACCCCTATAGGGTATTTGTGCAGTTGCGTACATAGTGCGACAGGTTATGACGCCTCATGTACGCATGCATTACTGGCTAAGAGCCAGATCCATTACTGGAGAGTTTGTTCACTTGACCGTAAACTTCTCTTGCAAAATTATAATCGCCTTCTACAACCCAACCCATGTTTTCCACGGAAAGGTTCCAGAATTTTTGCGCAGCTCTATTCTGAGTCTGTACAGCGCTAATTTTCCAAAGAGAAGAAAAACGATCTCCACCCAATTGTTTAATTTGAGTGTTCCATTCACGTGAAACTCGCAACTTAGAAGAAGCGAAATCCATTATGAAAGGAGTAGAGAGCAGTTCTCCAGATGTGGAATCTTTCTTAAGTAACAAATGAGATTGAGTTTGAATGACCTCATGATCATCCAAAGGTAATCCTTCGGAATTCAAGAAAGACACGGCGTCTTGGTATGACTTAAATGTATTAAGTAGTCCACCGCCTTTATCCCGTTTACGCCAGAGAACAAAATCTTCAGTAAAATGTATGTTTATAACATACAGTTCACGTCCGTAATTATCTCTAGTAACGCTATTAATGAAATTACCAGGTTTAGCGCCTTCAATGTAGTCGCCATGGTTTTCATCAACTTCGTTATTTAATTGCTGAAGCAATTTAACGCGTGGGGTTTGGAGATGGTCTCCAGTAACATTTTCATTACCAAGACCTGAAGCTTGCGAAACATGTGCAGGCACAGTTTCGGAAACTAATGATATAGCTTGTTCTTCAGCCATAATTCACCATCCTTTTTTCGTTGTTAATATTACTTTGACCGGAACAAAATTCTGGTCAACTCCGTTTGTTTTACTCCTGGAACTCCAAGTTCTAGTTGTAAAATTTCCCTAAAAGCAGTTGCTGACATGCGTTTGTGTAATAGTTCAAAGCGACCTGTTTCGCGAATGTACTTT